AGCAGAGGATAGCGGTTTCAGCTATACTGGTGGTACTCCATCTGTAGAGCGTTATCGTATTCACGGTCTTTCTGCTCCTTGGGCATCTAAGATGACTCCTGGTGATGCAGAGGTAAACCTGTTCATCCCTCAGGTAACAAAGGCTCTGCTTGAGCTGTTCGGTTTCACTGCAGCAACTGCAAGTGCAACTCTTCTGAACAAGAGTTGGAAAGGAACTAAGTTCTCAGAAGCTCCTCACGAGGTACTGTTGGGCGTAGCAGCTATCAACCGTACCGTTGACCAGCTGTTCGCTATCAAGAAGATCAAGGTTCTCGCATCTCTCATCTTTGATGATGCTAACAGTGCAAAGCCAATCGGTATCCAGCTGACAGGTGCTGCCGCTGCAGGTTCTGACGCTGACGCTCTGGGTATCTTCGAGGTAGACGAGTCTTCTCCTTCTAGCTAAGACTCTCTATAAAAAGAGACTGTTTAAGTGATTGATAAGTGGCGGGCAGTCTGAAACTACCTGCCACTCATTTTTAATAAAAACTAAAAACTTATGCGACCAATCGACATCGTTGTTCCAATGGTATTTTCCTCTGACAAGGTTTGGTTAGAGAAATACAAGAGAATCTGTTCTGCAAGAGGCATGGCTGCAAATATAGACGCTCGTGTCCGTTCATGGGGTCTTGAGAAGTATTTCTTCCGTGGAATAGCTCAGTTCATGCCTTGGGTGAGAAAGATTCATCTTATCCTTGAAAGCGAGTCTCAGATCCCTGAGTGGCTGAATACTGATGAGGTACATATCGTATATCATTCTGACATCATGCCGAAGGATATGCTGCCCACCTATAATTCACAGGCTATAGAGATGTGGTTGCATAATATTGAAGGTCTGTCACAGATGTTCATCTATGCAAACGACGATATGATTGCTTGCTCTGAGATGAAGGTGACGGATTTCTTCTATTATGGTAAGCCTGTCATCCATTGTGAGGAGAAGTACTATGATGACCTGTCGAGTATCTTCCGCACAGTCTGCAGACGAACACTTGATTTGGTGGCAAAGGATGCAGGTGTGACATTTGACGATGGTATTCTGTTGAAGGACGGACATTCTTATGCTCCTATGCTTCTGAGGACTTTGAATACATCTGTTGAGAGGTTCGGGAAGGAGATGCGTGAGAGCTGTTCACGATTCAGACAGAGTACTAACCTGATTCAATATCTATATACCTATATGCAGTGGTTAAGCGGATTCAAGGTTGATGGACATCACGTTCACCACATGTTCACTTTAAACACTGATCCTGAGAAGATAAAGAATATCTTGCAGTCGGGCGAGGCTGGCGTTTGCTGCTTCAATGATACAGGTGATGGTGATTGGAAGGTAATGGGCAGGATTATCCGCGAGGAGTTGGAGAAGTTTATGCCTGAGAAGTGTAAATATGAAATTCAGTAAATTATGCAGAAAGAACCAAAGATTGAACAACCGTCAATAGAGGCACAGAGAAACTATACCTCTATCAGAGACAATGATGCAACGATTGTTGAAATACTTGGAACAAACAAGAAGTACAAGATACGTTGGATGAAGAACGGTCAGATTGACCGTCTGTCTCGTTTGCTGATTCGTAAGGGAGACACAGACAACGAGGATGGTACAAAGGATAATGCGCTTGATTCTATCGTCGAGGATTCAAAGCTTGCTTGCAAGGCTGCAGCTATTATGATACTCGATGGCTATTGGAAGCTGAAGTTCCGTTATTGGTATCTGTGGAGATGGTTCTATTACATCCGTCAGTACGATAATGTCCAGCTTCAGGCTTTATTGGAAGAAGGCAAAAAAAAAATTCCGCTAGTTCAGTTCTTAGCGACTACCATGTTACTGACAGGGGCAAAGGCTACGCTGATGAACATGAGGACGGAAGAAGCCGAGCATACCCTTCAAGAACTCGCTTCGGTGCAGCCTCAGGAGACGGAAAGTCAAGACAATGGCTGATGATGCCCCGCGATTTCCTTTTCGGAACGATACGAGTACCGATGTGGGATTATTATTGGGGATTAACTGCAGCACAGGTCGAGCTTCTTACCATTGACCAACCGATAGTTGTCTACAAGGCTGACAAGAACAAAGAGAAGCCATGGAAGGATGGTACTGTCAGCAGGAAGTATGCTGATGATCAGTATAAGAAGTGGCTTGAGGGTAAGAAGAAGCGCGATAAGGAAGGTAAGACCTTCAATATGCATAAGATCTACGAGAACGGTAAGAAAGTAGATATGAACGAATTCCTCAAGACAGGGGAGAAGAAAGAAATATAAAAAGCCAGGGGACGAAAAATCCCCCGACTTTTACAAAAAGAGCACTTTTCGTTCATCTCACAATGCAGGATAAAGACCATCAAGAAATAATGAACGCACTAAACGAATTGAAAATAAAGGCAGATAAGAATAATCATTCTTTCGCCTTAGATCTTGCTGCAAATTTCATAGGTAATAGTGCGTGGGATACGTTGCTTTTCTTGGGTAAATCATTTTTCTGGAAACTTTAACCTACACAATGCCGTGTTGGTTGCTGGTGGCGGTCATTTTGACTGTCACCCATTCTGTTTTGCAATGTGTTTTCAAATATATCCGTCTGTTTATAAGTGTTTTAGTTGCTTCTGTTTGATGAATTATTATTTTTGCGAAAAATAATAAACAACACAAAACTTGACGGTTATGCCAAATAGATTAATGTTTGAAGTCGGCGTAAAAGAAGTCGATAAGAAAATAAGCGAACTGCGTAAGGAGTTTGATAGCTTCGAGGCAAAATATGGACAGCAGGGGATACAGGTAAAACTTAACCTGCAAGGTGCTATAGGAGATGTCCAAGCATTAATTGATGCTTTGAAGAATGTTGGCGATACCTCTAAATTAAAACAATATGAAGAGGAGATTGCTAAACTAAAGAAGCAGATTGATGCTTTGCAAACTACAGCAAGTGGCACAGGAAGTAGTACTGCAGCAGGAGTCGATAAGACAACTAAATCTGTAAATACTGCTATTAATAGAATTGATTATTTTCTAAACCTGTTGAAGGACGTAAAAAACTCATCCACAAACTTTGGTGATGTGGGTTTTGATACAACAAGGCTTGATGTTATTTTTGATAAGCTCTTAAAAATAAGACAGGAGCTGCAGTTGGTTAAGGATAATAACGGACTTCATCCTGCAAGTGAAAAGACTGCTAACCAATTATTAAGTGAGGCAAATGTATCAGGAATCGAGAGAAACCTGAGAATGGAGCTTTCTTACTATAAGCAGATTGGGACAGAGTTCGAGAAAATCGAGAAACTGAAAGCCGGTCTGCAGAATGTTCTTGGCGGCATTACCGACCCAGCAAAACAGCAGGAGATTCGTCAGACTATAACAAATCTTGAGAACTTGCAAGGATTAGTTACCCGCATGGGTACAAACGACGCAAGATTTATCTTTGGTGGCAAGGAATATAAGGACAATATGGCTAATGCTAATGTCTTGCTCAAGGAAAGTGTCAGCAATGTCAAGGCTTATGAGAAGGCACAACAGAAAGCCGCTACAGAAGAGCAGAAGAGCGTAAATCAGGCTGCAATCCAATGGGAGAAGCTAGGTGTTAAGATTCGCGACCTGCAGGCTCTCCGTGATAAAGGCGTTAAGCTTGGTCTTGATCCTACAGAGATAAACAACTATATCAAGCAGATTGCTAAGTTGAGAGCCGAATTATACAATATAAAGAATGGTGTAAATAATGGCAAATCTCAAGGCTTATTCGGTCTGCAGAGTGGTTTATATACGAACCAACTCTTAGCTAATGCCAACGTCCAGAAACCATTTATACTAGGTCAGGAGGCTGCTGCAAAGTTTAGCTCAGAAGTCAAGACAGCAACAGCAAATATTACCCAACTTACTGATTCAGAACAACGTTTAGCAAATGCTATTAAAGGAACTTCTGATTCTATGCGTGGTCAGTCTCAGGTGTTGAGTGACCTGAAGACGATGGCTTTGCAGTATCTTTCGTTATGGGGTGCTCAGAGTTTTGTGAATAATATCATCGAAACTGGTGGTTTGTTGGAACAACAACGTTTATCTCTGAGTGCTATTCTTGGTGATATGGGTAAGGCTCAGACTTTGTTCAATCAAATTAAGGTGATGGCATTGAAATCGCCATTCGGAGTAGTCGAGTTAGATAAGATGTCGAAACAATTGGCTGCGTACTCTTTTGAATACGAAGAGCTGTTTGATTGGACAAAACGCCTTGCTGATATATCTGCTGCTACAGGAACGAGTGTTGACCGTCTTGCTTTAGCTCTTGGACACGTCCGTTCTGAGGGTGCGCTTTCAGGATACACTTTACGTCAGTTTGCTATGGCTAATGTTCCTGTATTGCGTATGCTTTCTGAGAATCTTGGAATATCATCAAAGGAAGTACGTGAACGTGTAAGAAAAAAAGAGGTTAGTGCAGAGGATGTACAGGATATCTTAAAGCAGTTGACCGATGATGGCGGTATGTTTGCCAACGCCCAAGAAACAATGTCTGAGGCTCTTAACGCCAAATTCAAGAACCTGCGAGATGCATTTGATATAATGTATGGTGAAATCGCTGAGAGTGGAATTGGTGATAAATTAAAAGAACTCGCTGTTATATTGACCAACGGAGCAAAACATTGGGGGCGATTAGCTAACGATATTAAAGATATTGCTATTGCTTTCGGTATATGTAAGGTCGCTATACTGATGTATAACAATGCACTAGGTAAGGGTACAGCACTTACTTTAAAGAGTGCAATGACCGCAAAACAAAAGGAAATAGCCAATTTGCAGTTAACTGCAAGCTATCGTGATTTGAGTATAGCAGAACTCAGAACAATGGCTAACGCAGGTAAGTTGAATGCAACAAATCTTTCCACTTTGTTGTCAACTAAGAAACTTACTTATGCGGAATTGGAACGAGCAGTGGCTTTAGGTAAGGTTGATAAAGCGACTGCCATGTCAGCTTTGCGGATGCAAGGTATGTACAAACAAATGAACCTATTAAGACAGGTAGCACCATTGCAAGGCTGGGCGAGAATGTGGGCTATTGTTTCGTATAATATTAAATTGGCTGGTTTGGCGTTAAAGTCATTCTTAATATCCATAGCCCCTTTATTGGCACTTACTGCTGCTTTTGAAATTTGGAATAGACGTTCAGAGCAAAAAGATAATGCAAAGGATATGGCTAAAAACATGGCTGGTAATGCTCGTGGACGTGAGGCATACGAAATGCGTGATTCTCTTGCTGATTCGAGAAAACTTAGTACAGAAGCTTTGAAGCAGAATATCACAGAGATGCAAAACGCTTTGGTAGCTGCCAACGCCTATACTAAGGAGCTGAAAAACCAAGTAGAGGCTACGGAAGATCTTGCAAAGAAATATGATTTGTTGAAAGCTAAAATTGGAGAAGTTTCTGATGCTTATGAGGAACAAAAAAATTCTCAAGAAGCTATGATGAATGAGGCATGGGATGTTGGCGGTGGTTTCTTGTCAGACAATATGTTGGAAGATACTAAACAGTTTGATATCGCTATGTCTGAATATCAGAAAAAACTTACTATAGCAAGTAAACAGATAAAAGGCTTTTTGTCTGATTGGTTACGCAACCAAGGAGAGTTTAAGGATGAGTTTGCTACTATGACAGGTAAGCAGATTTTTGAGTCAATATCTAAGGAAATGCAGGAAGCTTTTCTCAATTATGCATGGAACGCAAAAGGTCTAGATGATGTTACAAATGATATGCTCAGAGAAATCTCTCGTGCCTACAATAAAGTAGGTGATAAGTTATCTGAGATGCGTGGAGACCAGGGAGAAGAGTTTGCTTCTGTTATGAAAGCTATGTACGAGGAGGCGTTTAAGGTTGACCTCGACAAAGCAAAAGATGAACAGAAGATAGCTTTTGACAAATGGTTGAGAGAAACACTTGCTCGTGCCGAAGGCTTGTCTAATGATGCAAAAGAGGCTCTTAGGAATATTGTCATTGACTTCACAATCAAACTTGTACCTCATTATCAGGTTGAAAAGCCTCAGACAGCCGAAGATATAATCAATCAACAGATTGGTGATAACAAATGGTTGAGCGGATTCTTTGGAAGACAGGAAACAGGTACAAACTTATGGACTGTAGAGACTGCACAAAAAGAGGTGAAAAGGTACAAGAAACTCTTTGGAGATATTTCTCTAAGTAACTTGGATACAGCTCCGAAGAAACTTAACACCTTACTTGACGGATTGGAAGAGACAAAGAAAAATCTCCAAAACACATTAAAAGACGGTCTGCTTGGTAAGGATGAACGTGCTGCTATAAATACGCAGTTGAATGAAGCTACTCAGTCTATAGAATTGGCAGAAAAAGCTCTAAAGGATGTTGGCGGAAAACGTAAGCGTAAGGGTGAAAAGAGCGGCAAGAAGAATGTAGATAATGAACGTGCTAAAGCTATTAGAGAGGAGATGCGCATAATGAAGGAAGCTGCTGATGCCTTTCAATATTGGCGCGAGAAAGTAGGTGACACTGCAGCATGGGATCATGTTGAGGAAGAATTTGGCGATGTTCTTAATAGAATAGATGTAACGGCTAAAAATATTAAAGATTTACGTGGAAACATAGAGGGATTATCACCGAAAATCGCTAAAATAAAAGATAAAAAAGTTCAAAATGAGACTTACAAGGAGCAGGCTAAAGAGTTGTCTCAAATTAATCGTAGAGACTTTGAAAAAACTACAGAGGAGTTTGCTTCAAAAGTTCAGATAGAACTCGATTCACTTACAAGAGCATGGGAGGTTTTTAATAATGTTCGCGCGTCTACAGGAGACGTTGAGCTTGCTGTTCGTATTAGCGGTGCTGATTACCAAGGTGGAAAGACACGTAATTTGGCAGATGCATTGCGTGAGAAGATACAGAAGGACTTTGATGCTGCAGGTGGCGGAATTGCTTTTAATCCGTATCTTTCTGATAAGGATATTCAGGAGAGTATACAGAAAGCTATGCCTCAAGCAAGTGAAAAGCAAATCAAAGGATTTATCGAGGAGTATAAGAAATGGCGTGATCTTCAGCGTGACGTGTTAAAGGCAGATATACAGACTTTCTCACAACTGTTGGGTAAAGCAGAAGATTATGAGTCTGTTATCGCAAGAATAAATAGTAATTATTCGGTGCAAAAGGAAAGCCTTGATAATTTGCTTAATGATTATCTTAGTGGTAAGACTGACGAAAAGGGAAATCGTTTAGGTATAACTCCAGATGAATATTTGAAGGCATTAGGATTGTTAGATGCAAGCACGGATCTTGAGAAGTTCAAGCAGTCTTCTGATTATATAAACCTGATGAACAACTCATTGGGTATGACTGCCAATGCTGTAGAAGAAGCAGCAGACGCTTTAAAGATTAAATTAGGAGTCGCACTAAAAAATAATGCTATTTCAGCGAAGGACTATGCTGATGAAATGGCAAAGCTTGAAGATATTCTCAGAAAATACGATGCTAATGGGTTGTTTGGAAAGAACACAGCTTTCGCCTCTTATATCACAGGAGGTATGCAGGGAGTCATTCAGAACTACACAGACAGAGAACAAGCAAGGCGAACTGTATTGGCTAATGCTAAAAAGTCGGAAGAAGAGATTGAGAATGATGCTCTTATTAAGAAGTACAAAAAGGTTCAGGATGCGCTATCGAAATTTGCAAACGGACTGAACTCCGCTTCTGCTACCATTGATTTCTTCGCTGGTATCCTTCAAGGATTTGGTGATGCAGCACAGCAACTCTCCGATATGTTTGATGCTCTAGGAGATTCAGATGCAGCTGATACAATGAGCGACATTGCTGATTCAATAGGCGCAATAACAAGTGGGGCGCAGTCTTTGAGTTCTGGTTTGAGGGCTGCTGTAAATGGAGATGTTGGAGGACTTGTATCTGGTGTTGTTGGAACTATCACTTCCCCGATAACTGCTTTTGCAATGCTTAATGACAAAAAGCATGAGCGTCGTATTCAGGATTTGAAGAAAGAGATTACCAAGATTGATAATACTTTAAATACTATCAAGTCTTTACGTGAGCGTGAATTAGGTTATGACAAGGGAAATTTGCGCAGGCAATTGTTAGAACAATACAAGTCACAGGAAGTTACAAGTAGTCTTTTTGGAAATAAGATATCTCTTACTCCTACGACCTCTGCTATGGCAGAATATTATGGTCGTTTTAACGGTGGTAATGGTTATTCTCAGGAGTACAATGCTTTAATTGAGACTCGTAAGAAGTACATGGAAATGTACGACGAGGAGAATTCTAAAAAGAAAAAGTCTCAGGATGCTCTTGAGGAATACAAAACCAATATTGCTGCACTTGATGAGCAGATAATGTTCTTCACTCAGGATCTAGCAAAGGAACTCTGGAGTATTGATATCCAAGGATGGGCAGAACAGATTGGTGACGCTCTGTGGACTGCATTTGAAAATGGCGAAGATGCTGTTGAAGCATTTGGCGATACTGCAAGGGATATCATCTCTAATGTCGCAAAGGATATGTGGCAGCTGAGTATCCTGAAGCCATTGTTCAAAGAGTTGCAAGAAACTCTGTTCGGACAGTACAAGGATGGTAAATATACAGGCGGCACTATCAAGTATGACAGCAACGGCAATATCGATATGCAGGCAAGTGAGCAGCCAACATTGGAAGCACTTGGTCAGTTCTTCGGAAAGAATGGTGTTTATCAGCAGGCTATTGAGGGAGGTCAGCAGTTCTACGAATGGGTTCAGAAGATTACAGGAATCGACCTGAGTAAGGATAGCTCAAGTAGTGCTTCTAATTCTATCAAGAGTATTACCGAGCAGACAGCAGACTTGCTGGCAGCATACCTCAATGCCACAAGAGCGTCCGTCGCTAAGATTGAGATTATGCAGGCTGAGTATCTACCGATGTACTACGAGGCGATGACACGAGGAAATTCTAGTTTGGCAAACATCGAGAATCATACTGCAGCAATCATGCGTAGTAATGATGCTATTAAGGATTCTGTTGAGAGCCTATATAATGATTTCCATGGATTACGAACTACGGCATGGAAGATGCCAATAGCATAAATTATTAGGAGTAGTTAAAAGCTACTCCTTTTTTTCGGTTTTTTGTAAGGATAAGTTTCAATATTCAAGAACTGAAAAGCTTCACTGTCGTTAAAAACCTTCTTTTTTAGTATTATCCTTCCTTCTGGAATAGAAGAATTAACTATTTCCCATCCTCTTTTTGACATATAGGTCATAAATTCAGCAAGACTCCAAAATACAATAACATCCTTATTGTCGTCAGTTAATATATAGTGCTTTCGTGTTAAATCTTTGCCTGTAAAGAATATTTTTATTTCTCCTCCTAAAACGGCTGCGTCAATGTAGTAATCATAAGGCTCTCCTGGTTTGTCTACTCTTTGAGCTTGAATGCCTAAACAAACCGATAGTATAATAAATACGAAAATCTTCCTCATAATAATTTGTTTTTAAGTTATGTTGCAAAGATAGAAAATAGGGAAATAGGTTGTTTCTCAGGAAGCTAAAAGTTAACCATTTTTAGGATTAGATTTCAATAAAGTACTATTAGTGGTGGAATAAAACCATTTTTTTTATTGAAGAAAGTAAATTTAGATTTTTGCGATTTTCGTGAATTGATTCCTATGGAAGAAAAAGAATGTCTATCTTTGCATACGGTTTTTCATAAATAAAGGATTTTTAGTTATAATTTGGTCTATTTAAGAGCTGGCTGTGAAGTTAGCTCTTTTCTTATGCACAAAATTAAATGCCTATCTTCACAGACAAGCATTTAACTTTTAACCTTATGAAAATAACTAAAAACCTAAAGATTAACTAAAAATATTACTACTAACCAAAACAAACTAGAATTATGAATTTACTAAAATGCCTTTATTGTGCAAAGATATGCACTGATTATATATATTGTGTTTGTGTTGTCTATTTTCTTTTAAAATTTCTAAGAACGTGTTGCTTGAAGATAGTCGAACTCCTCTTTGATAGTCACGCAGCCTTCTCTTTTAACCTTTGTTCCAGTAGAATGTCTGATGACCGTACACTTGCTTACGAGGTCGGTAAACACATCTGCTTCTGCATCATCGAAGAGGTGGATAATCATAAACGCTCCGTATTTGCATTCGACTTTTGCTTTAGACTTGTCCATCACCCAAACGTTACAGGCGTGAGGACGGAAAGAATAGCGTATGATTGTTGAGCTGTTACCGATAAGTACGAAGTTTCTCAGGTAGATTAAGCGGCGTGTTTCAGGATTGCGAACCGGATAGGAGCGGATATCATCAATGAGGATGCCGTTCTCACGAAGGAGTTCCTGGCTGAAATGGTGCTGGATGAATGATTTTGTCGGCCATCTTCTTTCTATGCAGAAATCCAAGCCAGATAAGAACTTGGTTATCAGATCCTGTTTCGTTGTTTCTTCATTCCATTCGTTAAACCATTGGTCACATAGTCCTAAACGTCTTGCGTCGGTTCTTAGTATTTTGCTTAATTCTTTATCAGTCATTTGTATAGGTTTTTAAATTTTGCACAAATTTACTGACAAAATAGGTGTTTGCAATATGTTTTCAGATTTTTTCTTCATTTTCGACTAATCTTTCTTCAAAAAACTTTATAACTCAATATCTTCGCAGCAAAGAACTAAGCGATGACATATTATAAGCTTCTAATACAACAACAGACATACAATGGCTCGACATACTCAGATGTAGGAAATGTCGTTGATACTCTTGCAAGCTATCACATGGCTTGTCAGGAAATGCCATTCAAGCATCTGCCAGAGCTGAAGGATTTGCCAAAGCGCGAATGGAACGACGAAAGCGGTGAGGATGTGTATATTCCTCTCGATGGAGTCAAGTTCAAGGCTTATGACTTGGATGTTAAGTTCCTGTATGTCGGCACAAAAGAAGCTATCTCAACAGACTTGAAGAATTTTATTGACTTCCTGTATGGCAGAAACGATGGTGGAGCTGCCCTGATGTCGATGTATGACGAATACACCAAGTCGGGTAGGAGAGGGATGTACGTTACCAAGGTGGATAACGAACTCTTCTTCTTCAATGACGCGAGTATAGATGCCATTGCTGAGTTCAAGGTAACTTTCAGAGTCACAGACCCTGTGAAGAATATGAAGTACGCTAACAACAAGATTGTAGTAGATGAGTAGATTCACGATATATAGCACCACAGGAACTGCCAAGACTGAGGTTGAGGTGTTGGAGTTGCATGACGAATGGATGGCTGAGTGCTTTGTTACCGTAACGGTAAAGAGCGAAGAGCCAATCGATTTCGTTATTGGTGACTATATTATCTATCGTGACGAGAAATATGCCATTGACTACGATCCAACTGTCATCAAGAAGGCAAGACGTGGTTCTTATGGAGAGGGTTTCGTCTATGACAACATCAAGTTTGCCCACGATGCTCAGAGTAAGATTGTCCGTTGTGACTTTACTGACATCGTTCTTTCTCCTGATAGTGAGACAAACAAGATTCACTATTCGTCGCTGCCTACATTCCCCTTCTATTGTGCAAGTGTTGATGACCTGCTCGATAGAGTACAGGCTTGCTTGGAGGAACTTTATCCAGGACAATTCGTTATCATCGGATTGAATTCTATCCGCAATAAGGAGCGTGGTCAGGCTGTAGGACGCAGACAGGAGTTTATTGATGCCTACAAGAAATATATCGACCCTGCCTACATTCCAAGTGGACAGGAGGCAACAGATCCTTACGGAAAGCAGGATGTTGCTGAGACAGTTGATAACATCTCTTGTTGGGATGCTCTCGTTAAGATTCACGACGATTTCGACCTGAACTTCATACAGAGAGGTTACGTCGTCGTTGCAGGTACAAACGGAGCATTGACAGCATCTACCTTCCGCTACGGCAAGGGAAACGGACTCTATGAGCTTGAGCGTATCAGTGACAGCAGCAAGCAGATTGTAACACGTCTGCGTGGATATGGAAACACCACTAATCTGCCTTCGCGCTACTATGCTAACCTGAATATGCAAGTATTCGGAGATGCAATGATAGCAGGTGACGGAGGTACGACTATAGACTTGAATTATCGCAAGGATTATTTCCTTGAGATATCTCCTGCAGGTGAATCAACGCTGACAGTTAAGATAGGAGATGTCGAGTATCCTAATAGTGTTGTCAGAATCAATGGCACGAATGGTAAGACGATTGTAAGTCTTATCTCCTCTTCCGACCACATTGCAGTAGGCGCAAGGGTATATTTCCTTGATGGTGTAAATAAGGATGCTTTCCCTGTATCTAACAGAGATTATGCAACTGACAACCTGCCTGATAACATGGCGGTTTCTCGCCTGATGCTTCCTGGATTCCCTAATCAGTCTTTGGATGCCTGGGTAGAGGCACATATCAACGATGATGACAAGGATTGGCTTCGCGCTGCAGTAACTGCGGGTTTCGAGTTTTCTACCAATAAGTACAGACCGTATATCGACTCACCCAATAAGAGTGTGTACGATATCCGTCCAGCATCAATCTATTTCGATGGCTCTGATGAGACAGATGATATTTATCCTACCATCGAGGAGATGGAGTATCAAGGTCATCGCATCGATCAGGTCGTAGAGGCAGAGCAGATTACCGACAACGGAGTGTTCACGAAAGAAGGTGATATCCCTAACTTCAAGATAACACTTCCTGACTTGGGATTCAATCTTTTGGAGTACTACGAGGATGGTGCAAGCATTGACATGAAGAGTGGTATGTGCGGAGCGCGTTCTTTCGAGTTTGCAAAGAAGCCTACCCGCGATGCTCAGACAGGTCATTGGATATGCACCGTGAAGAGAGTGCATGATGATGCTCTCGACTTGTGGTTTCCTTACAACGACTTCCAAATACGTCCGAATGATAAGTATGTCCTCATCGGTATTGATATGCCTGATGCATACGTCAATGCTGCATCTATTAAGCTTCTGAAGGCTTCTCTTGAGGCATTGGATGAGAACGATGAGCCACAATACACCTATCAGCCTCGTATCGATGAGATATGGATGCAAAGACAGCACAATAACTCTATCGGTTCTGCTATCACAAGCATCCACGATACAATCAAAGCTGGTGACATCTTCCAATTCGAGGATGTCGACCTTGGTGTAAGTGACGGAATAATCATTGATGTTCTGACTATCAAGGAGAATGGTAACAACGGTATTCCTACTTACGAGATAACACTTCGTAATGAGAAGCAGGTGTCTACTATTCAGAAGGCAGTTGAAAAAGCCGTTTCAGGATCTAGTGCTGTTTCGGGTAGCGCAGGAGGATATTCAGGCAGACAGGTATATAACGCTATCGAGAACTACGGTTCAGATTTCTTCCTGTCAAAAAATACCGACGATGTTGCTAATGGCGAGATCGGTTTTCTTAAAGGTCTGTGGATTAAGGTCAAGGGATTGTTCGGTATAAGCGAGGATGGAAACGCCTTGCTGCACGATGCTGATATGAGCGGAAAGGTTCATGTCGGAGAAGACCTTAATGTAGAAGGAGAAATCCTTGGTACATCTGCTGTCCTTGACGAGATTCGTTCTTCTGAGTACACAGGTGACGGAATGCTTGACACAGGCTATAAGCTGTGGTATGAGGAAGGACGTGCAAAGCTCGTCATCGATGACCTCGTAGCAAGAGGAAAGTTCACCGTCAATGAGCTTGAGGCACGAAAATGGACATACGCAGGTGGTAACATGGTGTTCTCAGGTGCTGGCTCTACACTCTTCTTCGTGGAGTACCTTGATGCAAATGAGAACACACTCGGATATACCAACATCAACGCGCCTTGGCTTCTTGCAGGTCGTCCTCTTCTCTCTGCTATGGTGGCATGGAGTAAGAGACGTACCGTAAAGAGACAGCTCACAGATGCGGAGAAGGCACAGGTGGTGAAGTTCAGATGCTACGAGTATTCCGATGATGGCACAATGCAGACACGAAATTGGTGGCATGTCAACGACATCGCTATGTGTGAGACCCTGAATAAGGTTAAGGACAAGGCAAACTCAGACGGAAGCTATAGCGGCTACGCATCTAACACCGTCTACAAGCGTCGTGTTGCAGGAATAGGCTCGAAAGAGATAGCTGTCCTCAATGACGGACGAGTATATGACTATGTTGACCTGTGGAACATCTACAACGTCCAAGGACAGACATATATCAACAGTCAGGGACAGGAGGCAATCATCACAGATAACGTGAAGGGCTTCTTGAACATGGCTCCGTCAGGGGAGACTCCTTCAACCGACTGGCCAGCAGCGGGAGATGTCATCGTTCAGTGCGGTAATCCTCTCGACGTAGACAGACAGGCCGTTGTTACCATTGAGGTACAGGGTACTCTTCATGGTTTCAAGGTCTATGATACCATCAATGACTACTCAATGGCTAACAAGGAGTGGGTGGAGATAGGCTATGACCAGACAACAGGAAAGGCAAAATCGAATATATACGGTGATTTCCGTTTCGGATGCCGTGAGAACGAGGAAGCCGATGGTGGCAGCTATGTCAAATACAACCGCACTACCAAGCAGCTCGATATCAAGGCAAACGTCCGTTTTATGTCACCTACTTCTCCTCAACAGGAGACAACACTTAACGACTTTGCTACAAGCGTTGTTGGAGAACTCGGAGAACTGCAGCAGCAGATTGACGGAGAGATAGACACTTGGTTCTATAACGGAGAGCCAGGTCCTACCGTCCTTCCTGAGTCAGACTGGGTGGCAAGTGATACTCAGACACAGACCAATAACGAGCGTCTGAAGCACCTCGGAGACCTCTACTATGACAATAGCAGCGGTTACGCCTACAGATACTCTAACAGCGGTACGGAGCAAGCTCCTGTGTTCTATTGGAATGAGATTAGCGACTCTGCCGTCATCAAGGCTCTTGAGAATGCAGCGAAGGCACAGGACACTGCAGACCATAAGCGTCGTGTTTTCTTGTGTGATGCACAGAATCAGACACCTGCTCCTCCTTACGATCCAGGAGACCTTTGGGTAAACGTAAAGTATCCTTGGGCTACAGGTGCTACATATAACAACGAGATTCTGAAGTGTGACAAGGCTGTACCTCGTACTGAGGGTGGACAGGAGATAACTACATTCTCAATCAATGATTGGTCGTTGTCAAATGGTTATACCTCTAAGCTGAACACCTTTGTGACAGGCACATACGCTCCATTCGTACAGAACATCCAAGGTCAGGTAGATAAGAAAGCTGAGACATTCCGACAGGCTACAGACCCATCACTCTCTTGGACTGCAGAGGAGAAGCCTAACCACGTCGGTGATATATGGATGGATATCTCACAGAACGGAGGTAAGAAGACATATATATACACCGATGAGGGCGCAAGTGCAAACCCACGATATAAATGGGAAGAACAGGATGTGCCTGATGAGGTATTCGACGAGATAGACGGTAAGGCAGAGATATTCGTATCAAAGCCTCTGTACTACTGCGAGAGAGATATGTGGATTATTGGTAGCGAAATTACTTCTACCGATATGCCTGCAGGCTGTCAGGCTGGAGATATCGTCGTTGCTGACAATATGCCTCAAGGTACTACAAAGCGAGAGAACTCTTATGTCAAGGGCGATTGGAGAAAGAAGGATAGATACACCGACGATACAAAGGCTAATCAGGTTGCAGTTGGTCTTGCACAGGAGATTACAGATCGAGGACAGGCTGTTGCAGCAGCACAGGCAGCAGCAGCACAGGATGCCACTAATAAAGTTAATGCCGCAAAAGAGGAACTTGAAGATGCTATTGATGCTGTAGACGAGGCTCATTCTACTGCAGAGGGTGCTCTTGAGGACGGATATATCGACAATGACGAGCGCGAGGCTCTGAAAGCAGTGCTGAAATCCCTCGACGCAGAATTTGCCGATGTTACTGCATCTTATAGTGTGGTATACAATAACAGCCTTCTTAACGACACTACCGAGAAGACGGCTCTTTATAATGCTTATACCGCCCTTGTCAGTGCCCACGATGCCTATGACGCAGCCTTCACGAGCTTCATCGACGCTCCTGACACCACGAAATACGAGAAGGGCGATAGCGAGGGTGACTACACCTATACGCCTGAAGGAGCGCAGGAGGCTATCACCGTCAACATGACAACGCTGCAGACGACATTCAACACTTGCGCGTCTACTTATCAGACTGCTCTTGAGAATGCCAGTGCTAAGATTCAGGACAAGATTAAGGAGATTGCTGATGCTGCAACAACAGAGATTACATCATATAGATATATTAAGAACGCTATTGGAGCAACTACTGTTATACAAGGCGGTCTGATGCTTACTTCTGCAATATTCCTCCGTCAGCTGAAGCAGGATGGCGATCCCACCAAGGACAGCGACTACATCACATGGTCTGGTATCAATGGTACTACCCCTGACGGTCAAAGTAGTATCGCTGCATGGTACGGTGGTGACATGGAGGACTTGGAAGCAGCAGCAACCGTAGACCCGACAGTCCGTTATGCAAAGACCTTGTTCCGTATGGACGGCACTGGCTATATGGCAAGCGGAAAAATCAGCTGGGACAGCAACGGTGACGGCTTTGTGGCTAACGGAAATGTGAGATGGGTGACGGATAACCAGGGTATCACCACTGTTACCATCAACGGCCTGACAGTACAGTCTTCGCCCAGTATCAATACCCAGCAGCTGATGCTTAATGGTACTGATATCACGATGAAGCTGCAAAACCTGTTCGATATGTTCGAGAAGGACACCACTACCATACCAGGTACTACGCTGATTAAGGCTAAATACACACTCTATTCTGTTGGCGATATTCAGGCATTCAGCAGCAGTAGTGGTAGTGGCGGTGGTGGTGGAGCCAGTGTGCTCTACGAACTGAATGATGTATGGCCCGACAGCACCACCACTCCTACCAAGGTGAAGGATGCCCAACCTGGCTACGTGCTTACCTATGGCGATGATAACCATTGGTATGCCGCTCCTGCTGCACAGACTTACGTGCTGCCGCGAGCTTCTGATGCTGCACTTGGTGGTGTCAAGACTGGTTTCACTACCGATACCACGAATAAGAACTATGCCGTTGTACTTGATAACGATGGCAAAGCCTACGTCAACGTGCCGTGGAGTGGTGGTATGCAGAGCGATTGGAACGAAACCAATACCGCCTCGCTGGCTTACATCAAGAACAAGCCAAACGTGGTAACAAAAAGCAGCGATGGTGTAGTAGAGGTTGGTCAGTATTTGGATTTCCATAAAAATAACACTACATCCGATTACTCAGTTCGCTTAGTAGCTGCTGCAGATAGTCAGGTATCAATCAATCTGCCTTCATCAGCAGGCACGTTGGCCCTTACCAGTCAAATTCCATCAGTACCATCCAACATCTCGGCCTTCACCAACGATAGCGGTTACATCACCAGCAGTGGCTCGTGCAGCTATGCCGACTCGGCAGGTGCCGTTGCATGGAGCAACGTTAGTGACCGACCAACCGCTGTATCATCGTTCACTAACGATAGCGGCTATATTACCAGCAGTGGCAGTTGCAACTACGCTAATAGTGCAGGTTCGGCAGACAGCGCAAATTATGCCACAAGTGCAGGTAGTGCAGACAGTGCTGGCAGTGCTGGATGGGCCAGTGGTGCTGGCTATATATCTGATGGCACGATGGATGCCGTGGCCCAGTATAACAACGAGATAAACTTTGGCGGTTCAGATGGTAGCGGTACCATCTACTTTGGCTATCGTGCTCGTGGCAGTAAGGGCATACCATCATCGTTTATATTCGGTGGTGGTAGCGGTTCGGCCTCTATCACCTGCAACTACCTCTACGCCAACAGCGACGTGCAGGTAACATCAGATGAACGCAAGAAGGATGTGATTGGCAATGTGCAGCTTTCGGTAGAACAGATAGCAAAGATGCCATCGGTATTATACCGCTGGAATGATGGTCGTGATGATAATTCAATCCACATCGGTACTTTGGCACAGAAATGGGAGCCAGTTTTGCCTCAAGCTGTAGGAATCGGTGATGACGAGATGAAGACCCGCAGATTCAGCTATTCATTAGCAGCTTACGCTATGGGTGTTGCCGAAGCGAAAGAGATTGTAGCTCTGAAGAAAGAGAAAGCTGATTCCGTTGAAGTGAAAGCCCTCAAGGAAGAAGTTAGCACTTTGAAGGAAGAGGTTAGAGAGTTGAGAGAAGAATTAAAACGTTACAGATCAGCATAAGGTATGAGTCACAGTGGAGGGATGATATATAGCAGCGTAGGCATAGTAGCCGATTTGCAAGCGGTACTTGGAACAAGTGAGTATCGCCAAAGCTATTTATGCACGCATGCGAATATCAATAAATGGGCTTGGTACAAACCAATACGCCTTAATAAACAGCTGAGAATCACAGAGAGTGATCGTAGCAGTGTTAGTTACGGACTTGTAATTACGCGAAACACTAAGGCCGAGCAGATACTGAAAGACACCAGCTTGATGACTGAGGCTAACTTTGCAGATGCTTGTTCGGCAACTTACGAGTGGACTTATAATCGTCCGCGTGGAGGGGCGTATAACGAGCCTTACCGCTTGGGCGATTTTTTGAGCGAGCCATCATTGGCACGAGGCTATAAGCACAATAGCGAAGCACCTATTACACTTACCGATGATTGGGATATCGACAAGGCGGTACTATCGAAAGCAGTCAATACCTACGGTGTAGAAACTGTATCTGGTGCCACTTACGAGCAAGGACTTACCATCTATGCAACTAAAAGCACATCTGCTGCAACGGTTCCAGGAGTTATATTTGATAAGTATAAAGCCCGTTTCGGCACTGGATCTCACGAGCAGATAGGCGGTCCCGACACGCTCACCATACCCGTTACATCACTTATGAGTGCCTACGATGGTGCATGGCGCATGGGCATCATGGTGTATATACCGGCTTACAGCGGTAATGCTTCGCGCATAGAGTTGTTTGTAAGCAAGGGATTGATAAAGAACGTAAGCCAACAGGTTGCGGATATTATTAATGCCATATCGGTACAGTTGTGCTCCAATCAGGCTGGTGCAAGGCACATTTTGGGCTGTATGGGCAATAATACATCGAAAGACTTCCGTGCGCTGCCTGTGCTTGTAAAAAACGTTAGTTTTACAGCAGGTGTATCTATCGACTCTTATATCACATACAATAACGCTTTGGAGGTATATACTATGCCTACATTTAATAATGGGACTTACGAAATGAAATTAAAAATCACATCAGACGTGCCGTATGTGGATGGTATCACCACATACCCCGATTCGGCAACAGCCGACAACATCTTTATCGTTGGTATGTATCTGAGTGGTACATCAGGTTCGCTCAACATTTATCGTCTTGCCATATTCTTATGTACTGGCAAGTCGTTCACGGGTACCAAGACATTAAGCTATAATGTAACCTATTCGTATGGTGTAGGTTCAAGTAGAACTACTACTACGGTAACAGGAACTGCAAGTATAGCTATGACCTCTACTTATCAGAAAACCATCAACGGTCAGACTTACTATGCAACAGATATCACAGTGGGTCAGCCTAATGTTGGCGTTGAATCTTGTCAGCATCTAACTTATGTTTAATTAAACACAATATGATTATGGAAAAATTAGGTATTTACATCGGTTTGGCAGTGGCCGCTATCATCGTAGCTCTGGCCGTTGCAGTTACATTTATAAAGTGGCGTTACAACTTGAAGGCTGATTTAAGCCCTCGTGTGAAGACCAAGGAGAACGAGAACGTCAGCTATGGCAAGAATGTACTGATTGCGACATTGGTGGTGCTCGCTGCCATCGCGGTAGTTGCATGGATAATCCTATAAAAATACAAGATTATGAAGAAGATTAATTTTGCAGAAATCATCGCCAAGGGTATTGACGGAAAAGACAAGAAGTACGACATACATTACTCATTGAGTGATGCCCTCTATATGGGTAAGAATGTCGCTGAGAGTGCGTTAGGTTTGAAAATCTATAACACTCGTGACGAGGAAGGTAAGCCTGCAGAGGTGGAACTGAACGATGAAGAGGTAGCTATCATCAAGAGCTATGTAGAGGGATTCCCTTACATCATAAGACAAGCTATCTTTGAGAAACTGAAAGATTAACAAAAAGATAAAAGATTATGGCAGATTCAGTTTTTACGCCGGAGCAAGAGGCGAGAATCAATGACTTGCTTGTAGAGTACCTTCAGCAGAACGGTGCTTCTATCGACGCGGGGGTTAATGTGACCGAGCTTACAGGCGACGCGCTTACCGACGAGAACCTGAAGAAGCTGACAATACCCTCTATACTCCCTAACACCAATGAGTGGGCATATACCTCTCTGGAGAATATGATGGCTCCGATACAACACGCTATCACTCATCTGCAGACCGAGGATGCGCAGGTACAGACAACGATAAACAGTGCTGCTACTGCCACACAGACAGCTAACACGGCTGCTGCCAATGCTGATGCGAAGGCTGCTGTTGCCGATACCGCTGCTGCAGGAGCTGCTAATGTCAACGCCACCCTTGAAGGCTCTGTCATCATCGTTACGGACAGAGCAGGAGTGGAACACAGAACGAATCTTGAGATCGGTATCTATGCTACCTTCACATCTGTGGCTGACATGAACGCCCATGCCGTAAGTGTTCCAGAGGGAAAGCTCGTTGTCATAGCAACCTCAGACCCTACAAGTCAGGAGAACGCACGTTTGTACATCAGAAACAGCCTCGCAGCAACCGCAGCAGAGCCTTTCGACTTCCTCTGTGACCTCGACCAGGCTTCTGCCGCTGCATGGGCTGATTGGCTGAACAACATGAAGCCACAGATAGAGGATGTTATCGAAACTGCAGGAACAGACCATAATCAGGCCGTATCAGACCATAATCAGGCTGTAGGAGACCATAGTATAGCCTATACCGATCATGTTCAGGCGGGAACAGACCATACACAGGCAGGAACAGACCATAATACTTCTGTACAACAAAGCAACTATGCAAAGTCACAAGGAGACTATGCAAAGAATATGGCAGACCATCCCGCTTTCATTGGCGATGGAATAACAGGAGAGAAAGATTACTGGTACACTTGGAACTATTCTCTACAGCAGTATGTGAAAGGTTCTTATGCAAAAGGAGATAATCTTGATTGGGATAGTATGACTCCTACGGAAAAGGAACATTTCTATGAAGAGGTGACAGAAACTATCGCAGAAGAAGAAGGTTATGCTTTCAGACCTGTTGATGTTGATACTATCACACCATCGAGTACTTTCAAAAAGAATTCTATCATAGGCATAAACGGGGTTCTCTACTATGCTTATCAGGACACTATATACCTACCTATTACTTTGGTAACGCAAGGAAATGCGTTTGTAGTAAATATTGTTGATGGAAGAAAGGCTTTTGTTGTCAGTGATTATACTCTCAACACAGGGTGGAAGGTATGGACTGATGCGGCAATGGACTATTGGATAAACCAGTTGTCCACAAGTCTTAACAACCATACGTCAAGAACCGATATTCATGTCACTCTTTCAGATAAGTCTACATGGAATGGTAAACAAGATTTTATCAGTGATCTTGACACCATCCGTACCAATGCACAGAAAGGAGCTTCTGCTATACAGATGTCAGATGTCATAACCATAGAAGGAACTGATTATACTGTTGGACAGATACTCAGTGCGATTGGAGAATTTATGAATAAGACAATTGTCGTAAACGGATAAGATATGATAAAGATAGTAAGCAATATAATCCCTTTCAAAGGCTTCGTAGCACTCACGATAGCTCCGTTTGTCTTTATCCGCAAGGATGAGAAGGATAAGTTCGACGCTGTTGCTGAGAACCACGAGAGGATACATGAAGAGCAGCAGATAGAGATGGGCATCGTTGGTGTTATCCTCTCTGGAGCTATGTTCCTCATCACACTGAGCGGATGGAGCTTCCTGCTGATAGCTCTGTATTTCTGGTGGTATCTGATAGAATGGGCACTGCGCTCTGTCTTCGGGACGGGCAACGCCTATCGTAATATCTCCTTTGAGAGGGAAGCCTATGCCAACGAGAAGGACTTGGAGTACAACTACTACAGAGACCTGTTTGCGTGGATAGGATATATGTCAAGGAAATAATGTTTAACTCAAAAATAGAATGATTATGAAGAAGATTTTCAGTGTAGGCAATATCTGCCTTTTCGTAGCAGCCCTGGTGCTGACATTCGGTATCGCCCTTATCGTAAAGATCTGTGGTGGTGACGCACTCTCATGCTTCATGTCGGGAACATTCGGTGGTATAATCGGCACATTGGCTATCGGTGGTATCGCTGAAGCCTGCAAGTGGAATATCACTGAAGGCCCAGAGGCAGGAATCATCGGAACTCTTGCGGGAATGGTTTTGGTATTGTTATTCATCTAATCATACACGGCTATGGGAAAAGTAGGAGAAGAGAAACCTGTTAGCAAGCTCATCCTTGACTGGGGTGGCAACAGCTATGTCATAAGCGGTGGCGGAGGTGGTCAGCCAGGCCCGAATACCGTAGGCACAGAGCAGATTATCGACGGAGCAGTAGAGGAGCAAGACCTCAACGAGGATGTCAAGGAAAAGATGACACATGCTTACGATGCACAGAACGAGGGTATCAAGATTGGTGGATATGTAGCTAACAATGCATCTACTGCCCCGACAGTTCCAACACAGCCGATGGCTGTTGAAGAAGAGGAAGAACCTTAAAAAGAAAAAAGAATATGGCAAAGGCAACAGACTACGGATTGATGAAAGCTCCCGACGGATTCTACTTCTGTAAGAAGACCAAGACAGGTATGCCGTCAAGTGACAGCCGTAAGATTACGGACGAGGAGATTTGCGCCATGTTTGAGGATGTACTCAGACGTAACAAGGCAGAGACAGGACGTGATGTGATGACAATCTTCACAAAGCGTGTTCCTGTTTTCGTGGCAAAGTTAGACCCAGACATTCGTGAGACAGGTGTCCTTCCGAAGCCGAAGCTCACTCCAGAGCAGTTGAAGCAGATACAGATAATGCGTATGCGTCAGGCTCAGATAGCACAGGAGAAGGCACGACAACAGAAGAAGCCATTGCTCCGTGTCGGGGCTTTTGCCAAGAAAGAGAATTGAATCTGATTTGGGGGATAACTACTCCCCATTAGATATTTTAGTTCACTTATTTATTAACTCTAAAAATTTTAGATTATGCCAGATCCAAAATTGTATTTTAGTTGGTTGGAGCTTGCTAATGGTAGCAAGACCTATGTGAAGGATGCCGAGGCCCGCGAGGACATTGCCGAGCTTTATGAGCTTATCCAGAACGGTTCAAAGTACATCGGTAAGTTTGTTTCTGCCGTTGTAGGTGGTGAGACTGTATCTACCTTGAAGGATGGTGACGTTGTTACAAGCATCACCACAACCAAAGGTACTTACGTTCCAGGCACTCCCGGTACAGGCGAGGAGAAGCTGAATGCTGGTGACTACACTCAGATTGTTGTATCAGGAAAGGCCAGCACTGAGTTCATGTGGAACGGCTCGGCAATGGACGAGTTCGGTTCTACCTCTCTGTTGAAGGCTCTCGCTTTCAAGGACAGCGCAAGTGGTACTTACACCCCAGCAGGTACAAACGCTGCTTCTGCCGTTACCTTCACTGGTCAGACAGACGGAGACTTCGTAACAGGCTTCGACACAGACCCTGTTCTGCCTAGCTTCTCTGAGGGTGCTTTCGACGCAGGTAGCCTTCCTTCATTCTCTGAGGGTGCTTTCACTCCTGCTTCTCTCGGCACAGGCTTCTACAGCGCAGGTTCTGCCGCTTCGTTCACTGAGGGTGCATTTGACGCTGGTTCGCTGCCTTCATTCACTGAGGGTGAATTTGATGCAGGTTCACTTCCTTCTAAGGAGGCTGACACTTTCAGTGCAGGTTCACTGCCATCGTTCAGCGAGGGTGCATTCAGTGCAGGTACTCTTCCAAGCATGACCTACGACTCTACCAACGAGGGTATCGTATTCGCTGCTGGTACTCTGCCTTCAAAGGCTGCTGATACTTTCAGCGCAGGTTCGCTTCCTTCTTACACCGAGGGCGAGTTCTCTGCTGGTTCACTGCCAAGCAAGGCTGCTGACACATTCTCAGCTGGTACACTGCCAAGTAAGCAGAGCGACACCTTCGTAGCCAACACTCCTTCCGCTATCGACGTTACCAAGTTTAATGGTGGTAGCAAGGCTGCTGACACATTCAGCGCAGGTAGTCTGCCATCAAAGGCAAGCGACACCTTCTCTGCAGGTACAGCTCCCACACTGGCTACAGGCAAGGCTATCACAGCCGTTGGTACTGGTGAGGCTGCTGCACAGGTCTTCTCTGGTACAGAGGCAACCATCACCGTATCTTAAACGGTTCTCTCATGGGAACGGGAGGGGGCAACAAGGCCATTCCTCCCTCTCCCTTTCCTTTCATTAATAATTGTATGACAAAAATATAAAGGAATATGCCAGAAGTTAAACAATACGCAAAGTGGATTGACATACCTGTAAATGGCGGCACTGAGCGTAAATGGCTTGAGGACGAGGAAGCTCGGAATGCGGCTCTTTATCCCGTAAACATAGATACGCTTACTCCTTCAAGCACATTCGTTAAGAATGCAGTCATAGGTATTAACGGTGTCATATACCGTAGTACAAAGGCTACAAGTAACTTTCCTGTGACACTGACGGTTCAGGACGGATCTTTCGTAGTGAACATAATAAACGGAAAGAAAGCCTTTGTAGTATCGTCTTCTACAATCAACTCTGATTGGGAGATATGGACTGATGCAGCTATCGAATACTGGACATCGCAGTTAGACGCACGTACAACCGCTCTTGAGTCGGCGTTAACAGCATTACAGAGTCGTGACAATGCCCTTGACGGAAGAATCACAACCCTTGAGGGTATAACAGGTGTCATAACGGTAGATGGTAACACATATACTGCACGTGAGCTGCTTACAGCAATGGCTTCAATGATGAACATGACTATCGTCACACAGCCTTAAAGAAGAATTTTCTTTCAAACATTAAATATTTGTATCTATGGAAAGTATTTCAACAACTAATGCACTTAAAGCAGTGCAATCAGGATTGTCGCAGACAGTGCCTAGTGCAACGCAGTCTGTTATGCTTTTTAATTCAGATGGTACACCAGGTGGAAAATGCCTTGCAAAAGGTATCTCAAGCAATGCCGACGAGCTGCTCGTTGACCTTGCATTGCCATCTGGCACTATCTGGGCAACACGAAACCTTGACATCAGTCAGCCGAATGGTTTTGCCCTCTCACCTTATCAGTACGAGTGTACATTTGTCTCTTGGGGAAACACCGAAGGTCACAACCCTATCAGCACAAGTGCCTTTGACTACAACTGGGGTTCTTCAAATGACGGGCCTTATGCCTCTACTCACGGTGCAACACTGACAGCTGACTTCAAGCAAGGTGATGACATTGCCAATGTATGTCTTGGAGACAGTTGGCGTATGCCTACAACAAACGAGTTCAAGGAGCTTTTTGACAACTGCGATTTCGTTGCTGCTGATGGTACTACCGTTATCACTGACACAAACAAGCTTATCACTTTGAATGGTGTTGTCGGTATCTATCTGAAATCTAAGAACAACGGCAAGCATATCTTTTTTGCTTGCTCTGGCAACGGCAATGGTACGTCTTGGATCAGTCGTGGCTCGGGCGGTTACTACTGGTCGTCCTCGCTCTACTCCGCAACTAATGGTCGGAACTTGGACTTCCACAGTGGGGGTATCAACCCGCGGGACAACAGCAGTCGGTTCTACGGCTTCGCCGTCCGCCCGGTTCAGAATCGTACCGCCACGGGAGGTGGTTACGGAACGTGTACCACCGATGCAACAACAGCAGCAAAGACAGCAAGCGTAGGCAACTTCAACCTAGCCAAGAACGCGAGCGTGTCCGTCTTGTTCACCAAGGCAGTGAGCGTAGCGAACGCCACCATGAACATAGACGGTACGGGAGCAAAGCCAATCTTCTATATGGGAGCAGCCTTGCAGCAGGATATCATCCATGCAAACAGCGTTGTTACTCTCCTCTATGACGGAACGAACTATAACGTCACCTCTATCGTAGGACAGGAGCGAGGAAGCAGCAGTGACCTCTTTGTTGATATGGGACTGCCATCGGGTGTCAAGTGGGCAAGGAAGAATCTCGATATGTCACAGGATGATGGATTTGCTCAGTCGGAGTATCAGTATGAATGCTCGTTTATCTCTTGGGGTAACACAGAGGTTCATAACCCTTCTTCGACAAGTGCTTTCGATTACAACTGGGGTTCAGCAAATGACGGCCCATACGCAGGAACTCCAGGTGCTGCTCTGACTGCCAACGCTTCTGTTGCCTTCGATGCTGCAAGAGCTAACCTCGGTGCTCCTTGGAGACTGCCTACAACAGAGGAGTTTGCAGAGCTGTTCAACTCAAGCTACACGAAGTTCATTGATGCTGATGGCAACGATATTGCTGCCGCTACTACTGACAAACGTATCACGATGAATGGTATCGTAGGTATAAGACTAATGAGTAAGGTTAATGGAAATATTCTGTTTTTTGCTTGCTCTGGCTACGGCGGTGGTGCGTCTTGGTACTATCGTGGTTCGGTCGGCTACTACTGGTCATCATCGCTCTACTCCGCTACTAATGGTCGGTACTTGTACTTCTACAGTGGGGGTGTCTACCCGCAGAACTACGACAATCGGTTCAACGGCTTCGCCGTCCGCCCGGTTCAGTAATATCGTCTGACAAAACAGACAAATAATACAAACCAGCCCTTTTCATTCGGGAGTGTGCCACAAGGCCGCTCACCAAAGCGGCCACAAGGCAACTCCCGCGATGGAGGGATAAAACATAGAAATAATGACAATCTCAGAGATAATAGAATTAGAAAGTAACAGAAAAGAAGCTGACCAATGGAACGTAGTTCATCTTGTCAAAGAGAATGGTGAATGGTATCGTGCCCATGACTGGTCGGCATGGCTAATGTCGGTCTTTCCTTTCGGTGAGGCACAGAACAAGCCGCTCCATATAACGGCAAAGAAGCTGAAAGACGGATATATTGATGCTTGGGTAGGATTTCCATCAACATCAATTGGTAAGTTTGTTCCTTCTGACGGAAGTGTTGATTTCCAACCTGTAAGTGATACTCAGATAGACGTAAGAATCGAACTCCCAGCAGAGATAGGAGAGGTGTCTTTCGAGAATCTTAATCAGTTGAAAGAGGAATGGAAATCATCTCTTCAACTTAACGACAATGGAAGAAGACAGAAACGCGAGGACAGAGATGTTCAGGAAGCTGCTCCAAGAGTATTGCGTTTCTCTGAAATAGCAAATCTGGTTATATCTTTCCCTCTTGAGTCGAAATCGCCTATTGAGGCATGGGAATTTCTTAGGAAGCTGCGCAGACAGATAGCAGCTATGTATTAATTTGTTTAATAAAAAAAAGGATGGTTCGGTACGATATTCACAGGTCACACGTCCTTCGTCATACTGACGCGGGAAAAATGGAAGATGCCAAATGGTTCTTTTCGTCCCTTTTGGCTATCGTGAAAGGTTGTGACCGAAAAGGCTTTTTTGCTTGCTCTGGCAACGGCAATGGTACGTCTTGGAACAATCGTGGTTCGAACGGCAACTACTGGTCATCATCGCTCAACTCCGCAACTAATGGTCGGAACTTGAACTTCAACAGTGGGGGTATCAACCCGCAGAACAACAACAATCGGTTCTACGGCTTCGCCGTCCGCCCGGTTCAGAATACACTACTGACTATCCTTGATTATATGTATATGACACTTACTAGACAAAAGCTTCTTCAAGACCTCTATCAAGCTTTCTATGATGCAAAAAGACATAAGTCAGTTAGGTCTTATGTTAGGAAATGGGAATCAAATTTGAAAGAGAACATGGAAGAACTATGTGATGACTTGTATAACAGAAAATATAAGCCTCTTCCATCTAAATGCTTTATAGTAGACTATCCAAAGAAGAGAGAGATATTTGCTGCAATGTTCCGTGACAGGATAGTTCATCATCTGTATTTCAATTATACCCATCAATTATATGAAAGAACATTCATACAGGACTCATATAGCTGTATCAAAGGTCGTGGTACGCATTACGGCATAGGAAGAATAGCTGGTTTCTGCCGCAAGGAATCACATAATTGGCAGCGTAAATGCTATGTGTTACACCTTGATATAAGAGGTTATTTCATGCATATTGTGAGAAAGAAACTATTGGAGATTGCAGTGAACACATTAAAAAGAATGAGTACTCATAGAATCAATAAAGGTTCTGATGTCACATGGGCAGACAAGCTGGATATGGATTTTCTTATTTGGATGACAGAGGTAATTGTCCTACTAGACCCAAAGAAAAATTGTATCATTGTTGGTGATAAGGAAAACTGGAAAGGACTAGATCCTTCAAAATCCATGCTTCATCTTGACGATGGTCTTGGATTACCAATAGGGAATCTTACTAGTCAACTCTTCTCGAATGTATATCTGAATATTTTCGACCAATTTATGAAGAGAGGTCTCAAATGTCATTATTACGGCAGATATGTCGATGATGCGGCAGTAGTCTCAGCAGACAAGAACTGGTTACTGAGCCTAGTGTCTAGCATAAGGAGATTCCTGTCTTTAGAACTTGGTCTTGAATTGCACATGGGTAAGCTGGCTATTTCCGAGATACATCGTGGAGTGGAATTTCTCGGCTCGTTTATAAAACCTTACAGGACTTATATTTCCAATCATGCTTTAGACAGAATAAGGAAAAAGATTAAAGAACTAGACTTCAGCAAGCCATGGAGAGTAGTAAGAAGCGTAAACTCTTATCTTGGAATATTCAGGCATACTGCGTCATTTAATCTATGTCGTAGTATGTTTATGACAAGAGATTTTCTGCGAGTTGGCATTTTCAATGAGGAAATGACAAAATATAAAGACAGATATATGTATTATCAAATTTAAATTATTTGTGATTATGAACAAGGTTTTTGGTTTAATTAGTGACTATGCAGCAGTCAAGGACGATGCAAGTCGTGTAGTAGTCAGCTATGACTATGATGAGGTTGATGGCGGTAATGCTACTTGGTATGAGGTCTATCTGTATAAGAATCAGATATCTCAGCTGAACATTGAAGCCGTCAAGAATGCTGTGATTGGTGATATCAACGCCCGTACAGATGAGAAGATTCTTAAAGGTTTTGTATGGAACGGTAAGCCAGTCTATCTCTCTACAGAGAATCAGTTCAATTTCAAGTCTGCCTATGACCTTGCTGTTCAGACAGAAGGACAGAACCTTCCTGTCAAGTTTAAGCTTGGAGAGGATGAGAACGGAGAACCAGTCTACCATACCTTCAATTCCGTCAATTCCATTGCAGACTTCTATGTAAGCGGTGTCCGTTTCATTAATCTGACACTTAATGAAGGATGGGCAGATAAGGATGCTATCGACTGGACTCCTTATGAGGAGGCTCTTGCTAAGATAGAAGAGGATCGTCAGGCAGCAGAAGCAGCAAGAATTGCAGCAGAGGAGGAAGCGAGAGCAGCCGAGGAAGCATCAAAGGCTGCAGAAGAGTCTGAGAAAGAATCAGAAGAGAGTGAGTAAACTAAATGGCAAGGTAGCTCTCCAAGAGTGAGGGCTACCAACCATAAAAGAGTATTTAGTTAAGAAAAATGGAAGTAACGATTGTAAAGGAAATCATAGCGGCACTGATAGCGGCTGTAGGCTTGTACGTGGGCTTCATCAACAACCTGCGTACAGAAGTCCGTCTCCTGAAGGAGAAGATAAAGACGCTTGAGGAGAAATGCAAGGCTGTGACCGATGAAGTGAATAAGCAGGAACATCTCAACACCATCCTTGAGGAGAAGGTGAAGAAGATAGAGTCTCGTCAGGAGTCTCATTCCAAGAAGTACGACGAGCTGTTGGAGCTTATCAACGACATAAAGCTGGAGATGGTTAAGCAGTTCTCTCGTCTCACCTCTGAGATCAACGGCTTCAACTCTATGGTGGAAGCCTCCGACAATGGTGTTAGGATTAACAAGAACCAAAAGAAGAAGTAGTATGGGAGAACAAATAAGGAAGACAGGAAACGAGGCGTTAGATAGATGGCAGCAGAAGATGCCTAAGTTCTTCCGCCTTATTATGCGAGTGTGTATTTGCATTGCTAGTACTGCTACTGCAGTGCATGTGTATTTCACTCATTTCGGTATTCAGCCGCATGAATGGTGGAGTGATGTCCTGCCTTACTTGACAGGAATACCTCTTGGTATGGCCCTGATGGCGAAGTTCACGGTGGATGGTGGCTATCGTGACAAAACTATAGAGCGCATTAGTAAGAATACTATCCTAGATAAAGATGATAACTAACTATGGAAGAGAAAACCAACATCAAGGTAGATCAGCAGTTGATACGTCGTGCTTTAGTTGGCATTGCTACTGTTGACAACAAGAAGCTCGATGAGTTTGTCGCTTCTTTTAATATGTGGGCACATAGCTTTGGTATAGATACCAGCTATAGAAGAGTCGCAATGTTTTTAGCCCAAAATTTATTTGAAAGTAATTATCTGAAAGCTACTGAAGAAAACCTGAATTATTCAGTTGAGGGTTTGCTAAAGGTTTTTCCTAAGTATTTCAAGACAAAAGCAGAGGCAGAGGCTTATGCTCGCCAACCACAGAAGATAGCCAATCGCGTCTATGCTAATCGTATGGGCAACGGAAATGAAGCATCAGGAGATGGCTGGAAATACCGAGGCAGAGCCTATATCCAATTAACAGGACGTTACAATTACGAGCAGTTCAATAAGTATGATCTCTGTACTAAAGATGTGATAAATGAACCTGAGTATGTCAGTAAATATCCGCTTTGTCAAATTGCATCAATGTGGTTTTGGGAAAGAAATAACATAAACTATTGGGCAGATATTGATGACGTATCTAAGTGTACCCGCCTCATTAATGGCGGCACAAATGGTTTAAACACCCGACAACTCCTGTATCGCAGGTTTAGTCGCGAGTTTGGAATTAAGAAACTATAGACTATGGAAAAGAGTTATAAAGGTTGTATGTTCTCGCTTGTGGGAATGATACTGATAGGTTTGTTCTTCCTTTTCTCAGGGAGATGCGGTTCTTCTCAGAGAGGAGACGATACATTGAGTGCGGATAGCGTTATTATCCGTGACACCGTGTATATAGACAAAACAGATAGCACTCCTAAGATAAAGATGAAGATTATCACAGAGTATGTTTCTATCCCTTGTCCTGAGCCGACAAACGGAGAAGACACTACGGCACAGGTGACACTCCCTGTAGTGCAGAAGGAGTTCTCTGACGACTCTACCTATACAGCCTATGTCAGCGGACTGCAGTATGCCGACTGGCCAAGGCTGGACTCTATAACAGTAAGACAGAGAGAGATAACGAACACAGTCATCAAGACCATAACCGTTCAGAAGAAGCGCAGCCATTGGAATTTCGGAGTCCAGGCAGGCTATGGCTATGGTCTTAGCTATCGCGGCTTTGAGCCGTATATAGGAGTAGGATTGCAATATTCATTCTAACTAAATAGATCTTTGCTTAAAGCTGTGCAACAGCGGTTGCTGACGTTTCTGCTAATTTATATGAATCGAATAATGAATAATTAATGAATTTAGATTGTTACTAATTAACCACAAAAGCCCATCCGTGAGGACAGGCTTTTTTTTAGTAATTATTTGTGTGGTTCAGAAGAATGTATTACCTTTGCACTATGAATCTTGAAAGGCTTACCATAGGCATCGTTATCTACATTGTTTCCTTGGTGGTGTATATCATCACTAAGGAACTGATGCACCGCCATCATCCGTGAATAGCCCATTGTCTTTCTTCTTCCTATTCGTGAAGTACCTGTCAATGACGATAAGTACTACTCCAAAGGCTATGCCGTAAGCTATTGTCTCTAAAATCTCTAATGTTATATCCATTCGTTTATAATTTCAAGTTGTAATCCTTCGCATTGACGTAAATAAGTTTCTCTGTCAAACACTTCTCCATAGCCAACAGAGTAAAACTTACGTCCATTATCTATTCCTGTATGAGCAATAACATCATAATACCCATAAGGTGGAGGAAGAAGATGTATCCTTACAAGAACTTCCTTTCCTTCGTCAAGCATATTAAGTAATCTCTCGTAGTCTTTGTTCATACTCTTTTCTCTTTACAGTAAAGATATGTGTTAATTGATACTCTCACGCCTTTCTCTATATAAGGCGTAGTCATCTCGCTGATAATCATTGCTTCATGCAAGTTCTGATAGTCAGGATTTGATATGCAATATTCTAAAAGCAGCAAATCCAATTTGTTCATAAATTCATTTTTCGTCATACTCAAAACTCCTTACTAATACGTTTGTCTAACAAAAGACTGTCCGTCCTTATATTGGACAGTAATCGACCACTCTGAAGTTTCCCGAATACCATTCTGTTTGCAGTATTGCTCATACAGCTCTGCAACACCAATTAAAAACTCATCTTGTGTCATATCTCCTCCTTATTAATATGTTGGTCGATGAAGTATCAAGTCCACCAAAGCCTCCTTAGATAGTTTCATTAATTCCTCTCTCTGCTTCTCATAAGATTTCAGACGCTCTTGGTAAGTTTGAGCAGTATATTTATAAATAGTAGCAGTTGCCGTTTGTTTAGCAAAGCTATTCAAAGCACATTCGTCTGTATCTGAATTGTGATGTGAACATCTCCAACATGGAGCAGCCGTAAGCCCTTTATATGGGCAGTTATCTGGTCGTATCATACTCTACCTCCTTTCTTTTCGTTTCTCTTCTTATCAGCAAACCAAGCCACTATTCCAAATGTTAAGATGCCGATGATGCTTAAGATAAATAATACTATGTGCATAACTCTACTGGCTTATAATTTTTATTTCATCTCCTGGCTGAATTGTGACATAGGCAATGTTATTAGGAGACAATATTAAGCCTACACTTTTCACATATTTTATACGTTCTATACCTCTTACCTCAAATTCAGCACCATCAATTTGAACTTTGTCATTAATACATATATCTTTTTCAGGTTCACCCAAAAAGACATATCCACGTCCTCTTACATATACAACATCTTCAATCTTCATATCTCTATCCTTTTAATCCTTCTTTAATACTTTCACACAGCTTAATAACCTCATCAAGACACTTACACAAATATCCAGTGTTCTCATCCTTTATAGCCACACATATCCTTGCACAGAGATTTATATCCTCTTCATAGATAGTGAGTAGGAATAGTCTTGCTGAGTTAAGTGCTTGTTCTTTTGTCATTATCAAAACTCTTTTAGTTGTTCTATAAAACTTAAGAAGAATACTTTGCTTGCCTCATCTTCCGTCCTTGAAGCCAACATCTGTAGCCATCCAATCATAGCTTTCTTGTTGATATACTCGATATTACCAACATTATCTCTCTGAGGCTCATCCCACGCCATTCCTACAAATGGTGTAGATGTGTCCTCTCTAATCATTGATAGGTAAATCTTATCAGGTATCTCCATAACTATTCCTCTCTTTTTAATTTTAGTGATAATTCGTCAACCAATATGTATTCACATCCATCGTAGATCCTGCCACTACTCAGGCAATAGATATAATCCCCATTTACATCCATTTCCCTTGTAAGACAAAGAGGGTAGTTTACATCTGCTTCGACTTTCTTCCACTTGGGCATATTCTTGTAAGCATCCTCTTTACCGATAAGCCATGCATAGTTGCCGTTTGTCTTTTCGTGCATTTCTTTCTCTGCGGCCTTCATTATAGCTGGAGCAAATTTCTCGATATATTTGTCATAGGATTGCATAAATAAAGCATAGTCACTATCTATTTCCCCAATAAGATTCGCTATTTCTTGTTCAAACTCTGTTAACCCAGGCTCATTTGTATCAATATAAAGCCAATCCTTCTCATTTAAACTACAGCCTTTCTCTGTGAAGAAACAAGAGTCACTTGTATCTCCATCATCAATAACAGCAAGAATAGGGCATTTGCCTTTGCAATCCCATTTCACTATCTCTACAGGCTCACCACAATCTGTAACAACCTTGTACTCCCCAGATTCTATCTGAGGTCTGTACTTAATATCAAACTGAATCTTCATATCTGATTATTCTTCCTTATTATAATTAATTCATCATCAATATCAATCATAGGTACTCTGTTATTAGGAGATAGCCAAAGAAAATAGCAATTACGTATATAATCTGCAACATTAACAAAGAACTCTATATTATGCTTGCTATTATATAAAATATCGCCCACATTAATATTTTCTTCTGATGAGACCTTCATAGTCCATCCACCGTATGTAGCCTCACTGAATATATCTATCACTTTCATATCTTACTCTCCTTTGTATATTTCAAATCCCCAGAATAACCATCCTACTCCTAAAGTAAAACCTTTCTCATCACTAATATAGACAGAGGGCAGTATATTAAACAAGAATACTCCTTCTCCCCAATGATAGTTTGAGTAAAATTCAATCTGTAGTTTCATCAGCTTACTCATGTTTCTTAATTTTAAATGGAGGTGATTTAAAAAACTCTGCTTTCTCTTTCTCAGACATATCACTCCAAGAAATATACATGTCTTTTTCTGTCCTACACATAGTCAATCTTCCTTAATTACGATTACTTTCACTTTCTTATCGATAAGATGTCTTCCTTTATCCCATAGATGTAATATGGGATCGCCCATACCGTTAGCAAGAACTTTACCATCAATAGCCTTTGCCAGAAACTGCTCTTTTTGCCAGTTGGCACCATACAACACTGCATTATACTTTGCTTTCTTATCTTGCACACAATATTTCAAATTGTGTGGTGAATCTTCTGGTATGCCAGCGTACTCTCTTGCTGCTTCCTCCAACTCGCTTGCAGGCTCTTCTTTCTTATTAAATCTACATTCCTCTTCACAACCATCACAAAGGACTTTTCTTTCTTTGTCTGTATAGCGGCTTGTTGAAAAAGCACAATATTTTGTTTCTTCTTCTAAATATTCAGGCTCTTCTATATATTCGCGAATAATGAACTTGTGATACTCATCCATAGACTTATGCAACCTTGAAGCATCTGTAGTAAGTTGCTGTGCAGCATAGTACATTGCATCCGCCAATTTCTTTAATTTTTCTAATTTCTCTTTCATTCCTTTTCTCCTTTCTGTGCTTTAAATCGTTTTAATAGCTCTTTAAAGAAATCTTCTTCTGGCATATAAGGTATTTCATCGCCTATAGTCCATATCAGCTTTACATCCTCCCAAGTAAGCGGATTACTTGCATTTACTCCAAGTTCAAAGAAATGTTTGGCAAAATTAATCATTTCATCTTTAGTCATTGTTGCACTTTCAAGACAATCTATAGTAATCTTTGAAGAAAGATTCCAATATTCGTGAAGTAAAAAATCCAAGTCCACCTCTTTCACTTCGAGAGTGTCGATGAAAGAAAGAATTCCTTTATATGTATTAGTTTTTACTATACTAACAGAATCTTTTTCTTCCCTAAACCTTTTTATTCGCCTCTCTATCTCCGCTACTAAAGCGGATTTGTTTATGTACTGCTCCACAATCTAACCATTTAATGTTTCACATAATTTATTTGCCGCTTCTGGTGTATCAAAACCTTTGATATCAACCCACTTACTTATGAACATACCACTTTTCAGCATCTGTACAACCCAAATATCAATTGGTATGCAACCATAATAATATGGGTATTTATGAACTACTCTGTATCTCGCCATACCTCACTTATTAATTGTTTCTTCCAACTTTTTAAGGAAATCTTTCAAAGAACAATCAGCCTCCAGTTTGAAGCCGCCATTTGTAGTAGGTTTCTGCTTGAGGTTGTCGATAAGAAACTCCTCGATTTTCCAGATAGAAATATTATTTTCTGTCATACCTTACTCTCCTTTCATATAGTCAATAAACTTTGGGATATTAACGATACATTCTTTAGTTC